ACCAGGTGGAACTCCTACGCCAGGAGCATAAATATTGATACAATGATATTACGTGAACTATTTTATTTTGATAAAGACAGTATGCAACCAGTAGACATTAAAAACTACGATGCTGGAAGTGACGAATCTGTAATAAACATAGATGATACTAGAAAAACTAGACTATCTTTACGACAAATCAACAGAGCAAGAAAAGCCGGAGAGTTTCATAAGGAAGAACAATCAAAAGAATTAGAACTTGTGAGAACAATGTACGGTGCCGCTAATCAACCAGAGATGTAATCTATGTCCGTTGCTTTTGTATTAGGCAATGGTATCAGTAGAAAAGTAATTCCACTAGAACCATTAAAAGAAAAAGGTAAAATTTACGGGTGTAATGCCATATATAGAGATTACCCTGGCTTATGCAATCATATTATTGCTGTAGATTCTAAAATGGTCTTTGAATTAGTTGAAAATAACATACCTAATAAAACTCCAGTTTGGACAAACCCTAATAGATCATATAAAAAGTTTCAACATTTAAATTTCTTTGAACCTAGTTTAGGTTGGAGCTCAGGTCCAACTGCTTTACACCTGGCTAGTATACATAGACACAAACTTATCTATATTTTAGGCTTTGATTTTATGGGTACACCCGAAGGTAAACATAACAACTTATACTCTGATAGTAAAAATTATAAAAAAAGCTCTGATGTTGCAACGTACCATGGTAATTGGAATAGACAATGTTGCATTATCTTACAAAAAAATCCTTCCAAAACTTATATTCGTGTAATTGCCGACCGAACAGATCCTACATTTAAGGCTGTAGATCTTAAGAAATTTACAAATTATCATGAATTAAAAGTTTCTGAGTTCAAACAAAGATACAATCTATAAAATTTGTTCAAAAAAGGTCCTGTTGGGCCTATTTCGACTAAAAAATAACGATTTTGTGTAAATAAATTGACGGACAGTCTAGAATACACATAACAGGAGATAAAAATGTCAGATAAAAAAGAAAACACATCTGTAAAAGCTGAATCTGTGGAAGCCCCTAGTAAATTTGAGCAAATGCTTGAAAAACTAGTTGCTGATGACAGAGCAGGCGCGGATGATCTATTCCACGAGATAGTGGTAGAAAAATCAAGAAGCATTTACGAAGACCTATTGGAAGATGATATTAAAGAAATCGAAACTCCAGAGGCTAGTAAGGACGTAAAAACAGCTGAAGCTGTAACATCTGAAGATAAAAAAGAAGATGACAAAGCAGAAGCTGATGAAGATACAAAAGAAGCTACAAAAGAAGACGACAAGGAAGAAAAAGTTGAAGAAGTTGCTAAAGAAGATGATAAAAAAGACGAAGTAACTAAAGAAACACTTGTTGACATACAGCCAGTTGAACAACCGGCTCCAGAAGTAGCAACAACACCAACTTCAGAAATAGGTATTGGCGGTGACGCAACAGACGACATGGTCGGTGATATTGAAGTAGACGGTGACAAAGATAATGGCGACGAAGCGCCTTCAGATGGTGAAGACCTTGAAGATCGTGTAGTTGACTTAGAAGATGCAATCGACGAACTTAAAGCTGAATTTGACGCAATGATGTCAGATGGTGGCGATGCAGAAGCTCCAGCAGACGACGAAGCTGGTGATGACGCAGAAGGCGACGATGATGCAGAGGGAGAAGCAGAAGCTACTTCCGAACTTGCTGGAAAAGAGCAGGAAATAGAGCAACCAAAAGTTGAAAGTAAAACAGTTGAAGCAAAAGCTACAGCAACTCAATCACCTAGAGAGCAAATGAGAGAATATGTTAATAAAGTAACAGCATCTAATACAGATGGTACTGATAATAGCAAATCTCCAGTTAATGCTGACGGTGGTAAAGGTGCAACAGCATCAGCGCCAGCAGTAAGTACTTCTACTTCTGAAGAAAAAGGTGGAAAGGCTCCTAAAGCAGGAGATCTATCTGGTGGAAACATCAACACACCTGGCTCAAAAGATGGTTCTAAATTAAAACCAGCAAAGGCTAACAAAGCTGACGGAACTGATGGTTCTGCTAAGAAATCAGCTATTGGCAGTTAATAATAAGAAAAGTAGGACATAGTATAGATGATATCTTTACGTGAGACACTGACCTTCGACCAAGCAAAAATTGTCGTTGAGTCCAAAGATGAAAAGAGCGGGAAGTCCTTATATATGAAGGGCATTTGTATCCAAGGTGGCGTTAAAAACGCTAACCAACGGGTATATCCTGTTAGTGAAATCCAACGGGCTGTCAGTACACTCAACGATCAAATTGAAGGCGGATATTCAGTTCTAGGTGAAGTTGATCATCCTGAAGGTCTTACAATAAATTTGGACCGTGTGTCCCATATGTTATCAAGTATGTGGATGGACGGACCTAATGGTTACGGAAAACTAAAAGTATTACCAACGCCGATGGGAAAACTAGTAGAAACAATGCTTAACAGCGGAGTTAAATTAGGAGTCTCATCGCGTGGTAGTGGTAATGTTCATGAAGACGGCATGGGACCTTATGGTTCAGGTGAAGTTAAAGATTTTGAAATAATTACCGTTGATATCGTAGCTCAACCAAGTGCTCCGGGGGCTTATCCAACTCCCATTTATGAACACTTGTTAAACCAAAGAGGTGGATATAAGGCTTTAAACATGGCAAAAGAAGGACAGGCAGAAAATTATTTAAAGGATTCGTTAATTAATATAATTAACAAACTCCAATAACATAAGGAGAAAACATAATGTTAGATGCACTGAAATCACTTTTTGAGAACGACGCAATTTCGAAAGAGATCAGAGCGGAAATAGAGTCAGCATGGAACAAAAGATTGGTGAAAACCGTCTTGAAGTTACTGCGGAACTTAGAGAAGAGTTTGCAAAGAAGTATGAGCACGATAAAGCAACATTAACTGATGCTGTAAATGCCATGGTTCAAGAAAAACTTGAACAAGAGATCGCAGAGTTCGCCGATGACCGTAAACAACTTGCAGAGCAAAAAGCCAAGTATGCGGTTCATATGAAAGAACATTCAGATAATTTGAAAAAATTTGTTTTTGAACAACTTAAATCTGAAATTGCTGAATTACACGAAGACCAAAAAGTTATGGCAACTAATTTTGCTAAACTTGAGGAATTTGTGGTTGACGCTTTATCTAAAGAAATCGCGGAATTCCACGAAGATAAGAAAGACGTTGCTGAAACAAAAGTACGTCTAATTCGTGAAGCAAAGGCACATTTTGAAAAAGTAAGACAAAACTTTATTAAAAAAGGTGCTGAAAAAGTATCTGAAGTAGTTGGTAAACACTTGAAAAAAGAAATAAGCCAATTAAAAGACGATATTGATGCATCACGTAAAAACGACTTTGGTCGTAGATTGTTTGAGGTTTATGCACAAGAATATACTAATTCATTCTTGAATAGCAAATCTGAAACGTCTAAACTTTTAAAAGTTGTTGATTTAACTAAACAACAATTAGAAGACGCGAAGAAATCAGCTGATGAGAAAGAAAAGATAGTCGAGTCTAAACAATCAGAAATCGATGGTCTTAAAAACAAAGCTGAAAGAGAATCTGTAGTTAATGAGTTAATTACTCCATTAAACACAGAACAAAAAGAAATAATGACGAATTTACTGGAGAGCGTAGAAACTGGAAAATTGCGTAAGCAATTTGACAAATATATGCCCGCTGTAATAAACGGTAGGACGCCAGCGAAAAAGGCAAGCTCAAGTACAGGCACAGAAATAACAGGCGATAAAATTGAAAATAACATTGGTAATGTGAGTCAATTCAATAGAAATATTGTAGATATAAAAAGACTCGCAGGAATCTAAAAAAGGAGAAAAACACAATGTCAGAACTAACAGAAACACGCTGGCAGGATACAAAGAGTGCGTTACTTGAAGGCCTAGCAGGCAATAAGAAGTCTGTAATGGAAGCAACTCTCGAAAATACTAGAAAGTATTTGGCAGAGGCGGCAACAGCTGGAGCAACTTCGGCTGGTAACGTGGCTACTTTAAACAGAGTGATCCTACCGGTGATTAGACGGGTTATGCCGACTGTAATAGCTAACGAATTGGTTGGAGTTCAACCGATGACTGGCCCAGTTGGTCAAATCCACACACTAAGAGTTAGATATGCTGATGCCAACGACGCCACAAATACAGATAATGATGTAACTGCAGGCGAAGAGGCATTATCACCATTCAAAATAGGTCAAGCCTATTCTGGAGACAAAACAGTTGGAAAAGGTGGCGGAACAGCCGGCTTAGAAGGCACTGGTGGTAACAGACTATCAATTCAAATCTTGAAACAGGTTGTAGAAGCCAAAACTAGAAAATTATCAGCTAGATGGACTTTTGAATCTGCTCAAGATGCTCAAGCACAGCAAGGTGTAGACGTAGAAGCAGAAATTATGGCGGCATTAGCCCAAGAAATTACTGCTGAAATTGATCAAGAAGTAATTAATTCTTTAAGATCTCTAGCACCTACAGAAGAAGCATATGACCAAGCGGCGGTATCAGGAACTGCTACATTCGTTGGTGATGAACACGCGGCTTTGGCTGTAATGATTAACAGAGTAGCAAACAAGATAGCTCAACGTACAAGACGTGGTGCTGGTAACTGGACTGTAGTAAGCCCTCACGCTTTAACAGTTCTTCAATCAGCAACAACTTCAGCGTTCGCAAGAACAACTGAAGGAACTTTCGAAGCACCTACTAACCAAAAAATGGTTGGTACTTTAAATGGTTCAATGAAAGTGTACGCTGACACATACGCGGCTGACGGAACGGCTGTATTAGTAGGATATAAAGGCTCGTCTGAAGCAGACGCGGCGGCATTCTACTGCCCATACATACCGTTAATGTCAAGTGGTGTTGTTCTTGATCCAGGTACTTTCGAACCAGTTGTATCTTTTATGACTAGATACGGCTACGTAGAATTGTCAAACACTGCATCATCTTTAGGTAATGCGGCTGACTACTTGGGAGAGATCTCTGTTGCGAACGTAACTTTTGCGTAATCGCGAGTAGAACAAAATACGAGAAAAGGCGGCTTTCGGGTCGCCTTTTTTCACGATTAAACTACCTTACAACCTTTAATATCTACACACTTAATAAATTAAACCAGTATTTTTGATGTCTGTCAAAAATGTGTAGTTTTATCTTTCAGAATACCTTTACCTAAATAATGTCACGTTCCCAAGTTTAGAGGAATGTAATTTAAATTTGTAAAGGAGGTCCACAATGGATATTTTACAAAAAGTTAAAGGATGGGCAAAAGGAATTGCTGATGTTGGTGTATCTTTCATCGCATTAGGAATCGTTTTAGAAATTCTTTTCAACGGTCAAGGTATTCCGTTCTGGCCAAATGTTTCTGTGATAGGAAATGTACAGGGCGTACTCTCTGGATTTAGTGATCAAGGATTACTAGGTTTAGTAGCGGTTTGGATACTATATCATATCTTCAATAGAAAATAATATAGATTTAGATAACTTAACCTAATCTTGGGTGGTACTTATGGTGCCACCTAAGCAATAACTATAACTATGATTACACTATTCATTTTATCAAAACTTGGAATTCAAATATCTTTAATCGTACTATTCACCAACATATTATCTAGCATATTAGGGTTTACTTTTTGGTAAATCAAAACTTGACTTTTTACCAAAATACGCTATAATGTTAGTATGAAAACAATAGCTATATTTTTTCTTTCGTTGTTAGTATTAACAGCTTGTTCAGTAAAAAATCCTGCATTAGATTTAGGTAAAAGATGTATGCAAAAAGGTGACCAAATTGTATATTCTTACCTTTGGGTTTATGACAAAGAAGCTGGAAACAAAGCAACAAAAGAAATGTGCGATCAAATCGCAGAATAAACATAAATGGACTTACTCCAGCCAATCTTTGTCAACCAGTCTGGTGAAACATATGAAGCTGGATTAGGCCCAGACAATTCAAGTTATAGTCTTAAAGACATTAACAACAGAATTCAAACAGACATAGACTCTGGTCTAGAAGATTTTCTATTATTCATAACACCTAATAAAAAAACTTGGACACCTGATTGGAAATTCCAAGCAGAAGTTGTAAACAAAATTAAAACAAAATTCCCAAAAATACAATTAAGTGTAGATGTATGTTTATGTTCAACACTACCAGATGGTCATTGTTGCGTATTAGATAAACCAGATACCAGTGAACAATTATTAGTAAATTTAGGAAAACAATTAGAATCTGCAGGAGCAGATGTTTTAGCACCAAGTGACATGGGAAAAAATACAGTTAAAAATCTTAAAGTAGAAACATCTAAATTAATAATGGCATATGTAAAATGGAGAAGTGTATTTTATAGTACATTTAGAGATGTATCAGATAGTAAACCTTCTAGTGAAAGAACTTATCAATTAAATGTTAAAAATGAATGGGGTATGACATCACGATCACATCAATATGTGGCCGATGGTGCAGATGCATTATTATTAAAGCCTGCAAGTCACAGTATGGATGTATTTGGATTAGTTAAAGCAGGAACATATAAACAAGTTGGATTGTTTCAAGTATCAGATGAATATATAGGACTACCAACTATTCAACATCAATTAGAAATTGCAACCATATACAAAAGAGCCAATGCGTCCTTTTTAGTGACATATGGCGCTAGAAACCTGGTGAATAAGCTAGAATAATTTTATTACTTGTAAATATTTGTATGATAGAAATAACTTCAAATGAACTGTATAATGAATATTTAGAATACAGAAGTAGACTAGATGTTTGGAAGAAAAATCATGGCATTTTTATCAAAGATATTCAAAAATTAGAACGAACAGTAGATGCATTATTAAATGAAAGATTAGATGAATTAATAATGTTAAGACAAACTAAAAGACAAATTTACCAAGAACGTGCTGATCTAAAACTACAACAAGCAATTAATTCCTTAAAATATTTCAGTAAAATAGAGCTTTTGACTTCCCTCTCAAAAGGATAAATACCATTGAACTAGACACCTTGTCTAGTCTTATGCAGACACAACTGCGTATAACATAGAACGTTAAAGGGAGAAAAAAAATGGGAAGACCTATCAACAAAAGAAACTTCGGAACTGGTGCAGGCAATATTCAAGTTACATCTTGGAGAAAAGCCGCTGGTGCGGAGTCACAAACAGCTGGTTCAATCGTTAGACAAAGATCAACTAGAAAATTTCTTGTTAATGCCAATGGTGCAGAAGAAGTAATGACTCTAGTTAATAAGGCACAAGGTGCTTTAGCGGCGAGTGAATTCATAATCAATGCTAAAGACGATAGTGGAACTGCTACGCAAGTTACAAAACTTCGTAACAGAACTGTTCAAACAGAAGGAACAGCTAATTTCAAATATACGTTAAGCGACGCTAATGCGGCTACTTCAGCAGTTAGAACTGTAGACGTAATTTAATAATATAAACTAGTAACGCATTGTAAGGGGAAGTTTTCACGCTTCCCCTTTTTGCATAAATAAGTATAATATAATAAGAATATGGGTAGACCAGTTAATAAGAAGCATTTTGGGATCGTTAGTGGTTCAGACAACAATTTTGTTGTTACTGTGAAAGTGGGTACAAACGCAGTTTCGGCAGTTGGAATCATTAAAAGACAGCGTGGATCTAATAAATTTATGGTAGATGATGCTAATGATGATTCCGGAAATGAAGGAGTATGTAGGTTAGTTGATAAAGACATTAATAGTTTAAATGATAATGAAATGTCTTTAACAGGTTACATAGGCGGAGCTGGTGACGGAGTTAGACTTAGAAAAGTGTTTAATAAAACCGCAATTGACTTTTCTGGAGTCCGTTATAAGTGGTCAGTTACAGATGACTCAACTTCTAGCCAAATGGTTT